GGTCTGTGTTCTTCTGCTGTTCTGCGGTCAGCTCCGCTGTGTGCATATCAAGCACACCCTTTGCCACCTCGGTAGCAATACCGAGGGCTGTTAAATCTGCAAGTTTCATAAGTATCAAGTCCTTTCAAAAAAATTTGTATAATAAAAACGAACCAATTTATTGGAACGTTGATATTCATATTACTTACGCTTACCAATCTGACCGATTATTGAAAGCAACACGATTGTCCCGCAAATTATTGCGGTGATAGCTATTGCAGTATTCATATTTCCACCTCTTTCTTAATAACTTGGTATAATAAAAACGCCCCTAAAAGAGCGTTTTATTAGCGTTAGAATGTAATTTTAACAACTATTTCTGCAATGAAAAATGTGCATATGATTTTGGAGAGACAGCGTATCGGGTCTGATGTATGTACCGTAATTAATCATATACACCCTTGTATAAAGCGGAATATACACTCTGTATATTCCCACCAAATTTACAAGCATTCTGGATGCCTCCAAAAGCTTCATAAATCTCTTGAATGTTTGCACAAGTTCTATAAGCATTCTAAATGTGTTCGCAAGCGATACAATAGTGTCTGCAATTTCCGTAAAAGTGTTGTGTATTTTAGAGAATATAATGGTGAGCTCCTCCAGTTTATCTTTGTTATCCACAATTTACATCTCCTTTTAGTAAAATTAAAAGCCCCTGCGAACAGGAGCTTGATTATGATAAAATATCATATTCCTTTATATCGGCATCAAGAAGATATCTGCCATTTCCGTCATCGTCTACAAAAAGAAGAAATTCGTCTTCCTCTTCGGTGTTATCATTTAGCGGCAAATAAATCATACAATCACCATAGCCGATAATCGTTTCACCACTGGTCAGAGTAATAGCAGCTCTGCATTTCAATATTTTATCAACATTACGCATTGGTAAATTCAATGACATTTTATTTCACCTCAATTCTCTAAAACCGGATAAATATGAGTACCTTTCTTAGAATAAACAATAGCTATTCTTTTGGTAAGAATATATTTACCTATCTTTTTATCATAAGTTTTTCCTATAACATTGGGACAATTAACAAACTCAATGGGATATTTAGTGTTTGTCTTATAGAAAACAGTTCCTTTTCCGGAATAAGTATCAACCAACATCTGAGCGTCAATGTCTTTAAACAAAAAGCTTTTAGGCGATTTACCCTCGGCAATTAACCTCTTTGATTCGCTGAGCCAACGCTTAGTACCTAAAATATGTTCTTCCTGCTTGGAAAGCTTGAGTTTTTTACTGCAAGCTTCTACTGCTATTATACCACTATTTTGCTTTTTGTCAAGGTAAGATTTATTCGACCAGACCGCCTTCTGCGAAACGCTCTTACCAAATCCAACGACCCGAACCCTGTCATTCTGAGGATAAAGCCCGTTGTTGGCGCAGAACTCCGCAAGCCGCTTTTCCTTTTCTTTAAGAATAGCCGAATGCCGTTCAAACTTATTCTGAAGCTTATGTTTCAGAACTTCATCATCACATTCCTGAATAGCCCCATCGAATGCCGCAAGCCTGCGCTTGGTTGCTCTTATGGAACGCTCCATTGACCTCTGTTTTTGCTCCAAAGCATATTGCTCGTTGTTTTCGGAAATATCCACAGGCAGATTGGCTCTTTCGGATATGCCCTCAAAAAACGGAAAGAAGTCGTGCCGACAGTTCCAGCCTTTCAAGCCGTCGCCTCTGCCGTAGCCTGTGGCTTTTCTCAAAGATGGATATTTCTTCGACTTGCCCGAAATGCTGTACACTTTGCCCTGCCAGACCGCATGGGTCGGACGTGCGCCCATATGAGAGGTCACCTCTACCAGATCACAGCCCATTTCTGCCGCAAGGTCAAGCTGCATTTGTCCCGCTGTCTGAGAAATCCCCGTCATTACCGCACGTCTGACAGCTACGTCAGCCCAATCGGTGTGACCCGACGGATATGTAACCACTTTTATGCCTTGTGCGGCAAGCTCAGATACAGCGTTGTAAATAGCCTCCTGCGGTGTAAACGCTCCGGAAGCGACTTCAAGCCACGCCTTGTCCATAAGATGTGTAACGGTCGCCCTCGAGGACTCCATCATTGATTTGGTGAGATTTCGTGTCATTCCGTTGGCATTTTTTATGCCGGCTTTCAGCGTGTTGGATAATGACACCGACCTCAGAGCGGCGGAGCAGTCCTTGCCGTAGGCTCTGTAAATCTTGGCGTCGTTGTTTATAGCCTCCTTGCAAGCCTCGGTGTACAGCTTGGAGATCTGCCGCTTTGATTTGCCTGTGAATTTTGCAAGCATAGCTGTGACTTCGTTGGTTGACATTCGCAGCTGAGAAGCCTTGTAAAGCTGCCATTCAGCCGACGGCGTAAGATAATCCGCCTTAACTATCTTTTTAGCAATACTTTTGATTATATCCTCCTGCACCTCGCTGACAAGATCAACAATCTCATTGGGAAGTTTCTTCAAGGTCTGAGGAGTAAGCATTATTCCTCACCACCCTCGAATCCCATAATTTCATCATCGGTAGGCTCGCCGTCGGCAAGTTTAGCCTTAGCTTCTTCCTCCGTTTCGCCGTACCACTTTACTCGGTACTCCCATTTCTGCATAATTCCCGCTGCGACATCGTCCTTGTCACGCTGGCGTTCGGCGTTTTCATCAACAAGCGGAGACTGATCGAATACCACAGAAATGTGCGCATCTTCTTTTACCTGCTCATCAATAAAATTATGTCCTATCCACAGGATAGTCTTGACCAGACGGTGCAGAAAGTTTTCTACTTTGATGAAATGTTTGTGGGCGTTCTGGATCAGATCCTGCTTGTCGCCCGTGTACTGGGTAGCAGTAACAATAGAACCTGAATTAAACTGGTAATGCTTAGTTCCAAAGCCCACCTTAAAGCTCAGATAGTCAAGCTGTGCCTGAATACCCGCCGTATTGTCCGCAACTCTCAGATCGGGATTATGTTCCTGAACCATTGAATTGCCTGTACCGTTGTCCATGGTTTCACCTATGTAGTAAAACAACTGCTGATTGACCTCGTCAGGAGCGATCTTTTTATCGCCTGACATATCGGCAAGCATATTTTTGTTCAAGAAAACCTTTTTCTGACCCAGCCAGAAATCTGAATTAAGATTGTTGTATGCTAGGTCAACGCCCTTAAGATTGTCGATAGCCCCCGCAAATACCGAACAGCCCATTCCGTTGTTTCCAGAGATAGGGTTTACGATTGAAGGAATACATATTGAAAACCACGGCTTGTCAGAGCCTGTCCTCATTACCTTGATAAAGCCTTCAGGAAGATCTTCTTCCTTCAATAGCGATGTGTTTTTCGTATCAACGCTGAAAATATGATTTTCAATGACATACTCACCTTTTTCCAGCCTGTGTATCTCCAGATACAGCTTGTTGCTGCCTTTTATGCAGATGTCCGAACAGAATGCAGCTTCTGTAATAATCCCGTTGTCGGCGGATAAAACGATAATTTTATCCGCCTCAAGATAGTTGAGGTCGATCCATGCGTCCGGAGATGTACCCAGTCTCCCGTCGGGACTAACTGCCGCATTTTTCAGCCGTATAACGATAGCTCCTGTGCCTGACCACATCATTTTTTCCATAAGATCATTAGCCTGATCCCAGAAATTATTACTGCCGAACACACCGCCGTTGTCTGTATCGCCCACAAGAAATGTTTCGGAGTATTCGTCGTCAAGCTTGACAAACGTCTTGTCGTTGATCAGGATACTTGCCCAGTCCTCGCAGACCTTTTTGCCCATTTTCATGGTATACATATCGCGTGTCCTGCGCTTTTCGCCGTTTTCAAATGCTATTTGATGAAACGGTTGATGGAAACCCTTCCACCAGTCTTTCCAATCATCAATGAATTTGTAATAGTCATTTGAAATATGATAGCCGAAGTTATTATTCAGCCAGTCTATGATCGCACTGTTCAAATGTTTTCACCTCCTGCCGCAATAAGCGGTTTAATAAATTTGCTGAAACTGTACTCCAAAGCGTCGGCGGTATCAATGTCGCAAGTACCGTCGTCCAATCGTTCATCACGATCCGGTATTTTAGGATCCCATATCTGTTCTGATAAACTGCCGATTACATTTTTACAGCCTGCCAGAACAAAAAATCTGCCTTGGGTCATTAACGATGTGAGCAAGGAAATCCTATCGTTTCTGGGAGCTTTGAAGCAGTCCACGATTTTAATAAGCAGCCGTGCCCTTGCACAAGCAAATCTCAGACCGTTGATGACCGCCTGATTTTCGTTATCAGCCCACCCTATTTTAATTAAAATAGGATTAAAACGCTTATATAATGCCTTTACAAATTTGATAAATTCCGCATATATGGTATCCGGACTGATCTCTCCCTTTCCGCCCTCAATTTTGTGATCGGCGATCACGACTAGCTTTTTGAATCCCTCTAGAAATGCTGTAGCAACAAATGTTGTTTTCGATTTATTGCCGCCGAAGTCTATACCGATCTGAATAGACGTGATCTTGCTTTTGTCAATCTGAGCTTCCGATAAGGTGTATTTTTCCGGGTCGTTAGCAAAGCTCCGGAAGATAAGACCCTCAGCTGCGATCCTCTGACCGAGAATATCACGTTTGTACCACAATGAAGTTGGATCATACTGTGACTTGACCTCCGCTTTTC